AACAACAACAACAACAGCAAAAGCAAAAACAACAACAACAACAGCAAAAGCAAAAGCAAAAACAAAAACAACAACAGCAAAAGCAAAAACAACAACAACAACAGCAACAACAACAGCAAAAGCAAAAACAAAAACAACAACAGCAAAAGCAAAAACAAAAACAACAACAGCAACAGCAACAACAACAACAACAACAGGGTGTAAAACAACAACAAAAAACTCAAAAACGATAATAAAGAAACATGATTTTTTCAAATATAAATTCCCCATGAAATTATATTTTTTTTTTTATAAAAGAAAAAAAAATCCTAGTATACTTAATTATACAAATGATACTGATATTGGAAGATTCCGACTAAACAACAAAAAAACAATGAAAATTTATTTTTTTTTATATATAAGAAAAAAATGGAAGATTCCAATGAAACAACAACAGAAAATGACGGGGTTATATGGATAATTTTACCGGTTATGATGTTTATTGTTTTTGTGTTTATCGCATTCATGGCTATGTATATGATGGACAAAGATTTTCGTAGTGAACTTCGTAGTGCTAGAAATATTCAATATAAAACCATCCCCACTGGAAATCCTGCTACAATTGCAAATCCTACTAACAAATCTAATGTAAATCCTGCTGACATCCCTAATGTAAATCCTTTTTATGACACTGATGTAAATCCTGATAGAATCCCAGGAGCTACAAGAAACATGATAGGAAAACAAAATGAAAGATTCCAACGAAACGCCAATGGAAGCAAAAAAAAACAAAATAGAATCAAATAAAAAAAAATAATTTAAACAATAGAATTTTTATTTTAAAAAATGGTAAAAGATATTAAATTATATTTATTAATTTCTATTTTGTTAATTTTGTTTTGTGGTGTTATTGCAAGCAACGTACGAGTATCGAAACTGAATTCGAAGTGTAAAAAAATCCAAAAACATTTATTATATCAGCAGAATATATTAGACAAACATAAGAAATTATTTGATGAGAATTTGAAAATGTTACCAAATCAAGTAGTATCGAAGGAATTACAAAAAGCACAAGTGGAGGTACAACCCGTATCGTTTGACGATATGCAATCTGTGCAAGATACGGATGATGTAATTGAAATTCATACGGTCGAAAGAAATAATAATAATGAAAGGACTAGACGAGAAAATCCAATTACCACAATTTTACCGTTGGTAACCTCTATGATGACGATGATGAATCAACCAGATACAGTACCAAATTTGGTTGTGGAAAATTCTCTTCCTACCCCTACAAATGTTATAGAAGAAGTAGATTATGAAAAAATTGAGGAGGAGAAAAGAATGATGGAGGTTATTCAAGAAGAGATAAATGAAATGAAAATAAGAAAGGAAGATGAGGAATCCGGAGAAAAAAAAGAAGAAGTCATTGAGGTGACGACTCCTATCGTAAAAGAAGAAGTTCCTGGGATACAAGTCCAATAATTTTTTTTTGTTTGTTTGTTTGTTTTATTATTTTGTAGTTATTAAAAAATTTATTCTTTGAATAATACTAACATGGCAACAAAATAATAAAAACATGTATATTTTGGTCAATGACATCATTTAGAGAAACACTTTGAGATATTTTGATGAAATCTTTATCTTCATTCGATACCTTAATAGCTACTGTCCCGTCCCCAATGTAGACATTTCCGAAGACATCGGTATAACCATATGATGTATTGGTCGATGTAGGGCATCCTCTTTGAATGCCAAATTGTGTTCTCTGGGAACCTTTATATTCCGAGGGTATGGTTTGTAAAGTTTTTGTTTTTTTACCGAAATAAGGTTTGAAACTTTTTTCAAATTGCGAACCAACTGTAGGTCGGATATTGATAGAAGATGCATTTAGGGAAGAGCAAACTTCATTATTAGAATTGGTGTAGAATAAAGTGACACCAACCCAATATAGGTCAGTAAAAATATTTGGAATTCCTTCAAAGTAAAGTGGATTTATGTAAGGGGATACACCCGATTCGTATTTTTTTAGTTTCCCGTGGAAAAGTAATGATACATTCGTGAATAAGATAGAGTTATGACCGACTTCAAATTCCCTGGTGCTGCTAATATTATTTAGTAAAGATGTTGAAGAATATAAATTTGGAAACATTTCTTCATCTGTCATTTTTTGATTGATGTAAGTTCCGATGACAAAAGCATATTTATTATATCCTAAAGAATCTACATACGTATTGTTGAAGCAAATTTCGTAACAAGATGCCAGAATCCCATCATTTTCTAAATTTAGGGTATATATTTGATTGTTATGATGGAAAGATTCATAATATATTTTGTTGGTGGTGTTTGAATCCTGACCCTGCATGAGGTCGATAGTTTGGTCATTGGGAAGCATGAAAGTTAATTTGTTTGTAACGATATTGTGAAAACTGAAACATAAGGATGGTAAATAATATATGCTTTGTGTGGATTGATTACTATCGATAATAGGATTGATGGTTGGATTTTCTAGAGTCAAGCGGATTTCGTGGTTATTACTATCAGGAGCGGTGGATGGTTTCGGAGAAGATAGGGATGGGGCGGTCAGATTTCCTTCGATATCAATCATATTATTTTGAACAATACCTGGTATCCTCATGTATGCATTTTCATTTGAATCCGAGTTGCTAGGTAGAATACGTTTTGTGTATAAGATGGTCATATTATATATTTTTATTATATAAAAAAAAAAATGAAATAAATAATTTTTTAAAGACAGGAAGGGAAAAAAAAAAAGAAATGAATTTTGAAAATAGTAAAATGAATGAATTGAAAGAAAAATGCCGTTATTTTAATTTGAAAATGACTGGAAAACGAGAAAATTTGGTGAATCGATTGAAAAAATTTCATTTTTTACAAACGTATACATTATTTAGAGACATGGATAATTTTACATCGTACAAGTCGATTGCAAACAATCGTATTGTTCCTTTTTTGAAAGTGATTCAAGTAGAGAAAGGTTCGAATCTTTACAAAACTTTTAATACCTTTACCTTTTATGACCAAAAAAAATATTTTATATTATGGGATTCAAAAAGAGAAAAGTTTATCAAAAAAATGTCCTTGACCAAGAAAATAGTAGAATTTACTCGTGAAGATTTACATTTTTTAAAATCAATTCATTTAGATTTTGAAATTCCTCCTCAATTATCGGGAGAAGCTCTTTGTTCCAGAAATCCAATTGATGAAAGTGATGATGAAGATGAGGTTTATTGTGATTTCGAATGAAAACAAAAAAACAAATAACAAAAAATAAAAAAAAAAATGAAAATAATGTAAATATATCATAAATACTATAAAATGACGTATCTAGGAAATTATCGTGAAGCCTATAAGAAACATTGTCAAGGAAAATTGAAACATGTACTTTTATTTCAAAAAGGAAATCATTATTCTATTTATAGTTTCCCAGATTTAAACACAAATATTGAAACATTTGCAAAAATTTGTTCCCTTAATTTGAGTGAACCCGAAGATTTTTCGGTGACGAATCCAAAAATGACAGGGTTTCCCATTGGTGAAAAATCTTTAAAAAGATATTTTACAACTTTGTATGACAACGATTATTCTTTTACTTTATATAAACAAGAGGAAGACGATACTTCCAAACGAACCTGTATTGGGACATTTAATAAAAATAGAAGATATCAGTTGGAATCTGAAATTGAAGAAGAAAATGTAGATAATATATATTGTGTAATTGTTGAAAAAGAGAAAGAGAGTAGCTTTCTACTTTATTTTGTGTATTTGGACTTGTATACTGGTAATATTTTTTTTGGAGAATTGGAAGAAAAATCTATCGATGGAATCATGTCGGAATTTTTTTCATCGCAATGTTCCATAAAAGAATGTCTAATCTATGTCCATAAATTCAATAAAAAAGAAAAGGAAGAAACACAAACGATACTGTCCCAATATAACAATAATTACCAAGTGAAAGATTATATACAAGAATCGATGAAAAAAATTAAAGATTTGACAAATGAATGTTTTTCGAATCATTTTGAAATTTATGAGCAACTTTATGAAAATGGTGTCTATACTATTTTGAAATATTTAAAAGAAACAGACCCATCAAGATGTAAAAATTTATATTTCAATGAAGAAAATTATAAAATTTCTTCCAGAACGACTTATTTGAAAAAAAATATGGATTTAGTGAAAGAGTTATATATCCATCCTGATATTCGGGAAGAGAGAAGTTATCATGCAAGGTGTAAATCTCTTTTTCATCTTTTAAGTCATAATATGAATGCCATGTCAAAGCGTGAATTATCTAGACGATTGGATTCCCCTTTTACGAATCCAAAAGATATCATCCAAATGCATGAACATATTGAAAATTCAAATATTTCATATAAAGATTTGATGAATCAACCGGATTTTGAGAGATTTTTTTTCAGATATCAAAACAATAATTTAAAACGTGAACTTATTGCCGATTTTATGATGAAATATAAATCCATGATTTCTTTTTATCCAGAATTAGAAAAAGTTTTTGTTTTCATGGAACAAACATTATGTTTAGAAAAGATTAAAAATGGAGATAAATATTTTTTGACTTTTTATCCGGACGAGATACGAGAAAAAATCGATTGGTTGGTCAATATGGACGAGAGGATAGCTATCTTTCTCAAGAAATTTAAAACGGATGATGTTTCTTTTTCAAAAGATGAATTAGTTTTTATTATCAAAGATACAACAAAGAAAAATAAAAAAATAATTAAAGAGTTAGAAAATACAAATGATATTGAATTTTTAAAAGTATCATCCTTCAAATGTCGAAAATTTTATCCGAAGCAAATGTTTCGCGACCTCATTCAATATTATGAAAGTTATTCAAGAACGGTACATGTTTTTCAAGATGATACATTTCGAAATATTTCCAATGATTTATTTGAAATTTTTCATGAAACCATAAAAACAACCAATGACAAAATTGCCAAGGATGGCATGTTTTCTGCATTGAAAGATTTTTTCATCAAAAAAGATTATTGTAAACCAAAAGTCGTGGAACGTTCAACATTTTCGTTTCATAAAATTATGAAGGGAAGGCATCCCATCTGTGAAGAAAATTTTGGAAAATCCATTTTTTTTACACCCTTTGATTCTCAATTAAATAGAGAAACCAATGGTAATATTATTTTTGGTTGTAACACCATGGGGAAATCTACATACTTGAAAATGATAGGAATTCATTTGTATTTGGCACAATGTGGGTTTTTCGTTCCATGTCGAGAGATGGAATTTTATCCATACAAACAAATTTTTTCTCAATTTTGTCACCGAGATAATTTATTCGAACAACAATCTTTATTTCATTCTGATTTGAAAGGAATTCAAAATTGTTATGACCGTTCCCAAGAAAATTTTTCTTTAATTCTTGCGGATGAAATGTTGAATTCTACCGATATAAAATCATCATTGTCTCTTTTTTTAGCATATATAAATCATTTTCAAAAAAAAAATATAAAATTTATTCTTTCAAGTCATAATCATACAGTCGCGGAGGGTATACAATTCGAATATAAAAATAGAATCCTATTAAAATGTATCCAGAAAAAAGAACAACATGAAACTATCTTTTTATCCAACGATTATGAACGAGACTTTTCCGACCGGGAAATGGTTGATGGTACGGGTAGTTCAGAGTATGGAATCAAAATTGCCAAAGAAAAATTTTGTATTCCCACCACGATTATTGAGTCAGCAGAATCTTACAAAAATAAAATCACGATATCTTACTCAACTGGGATTTCAAAATCAAGTAAATATAATTCAGAAATGAAAGTCGATGCATGTCGGATATGCGGAAAAGTTACAAACCTCCATGTTCACCACATATATCCTCAAAAAAATTTTAACAACAAAAATAGTTTACAAGGCTTCAAAAAAGATGGACTGTATAATCTAGTGGGGGTTTGTGACACATGTCATCAAAAAATACATGACTCAAGTAAATGAATCTTCATATTTTGTATTATATCGACAATTATGGAATTTCCAAAAATCCTTGCTACCAAATCGAAAATCATCTGGTATAATAGGAGCCTTATAATAAAAAACACAATCCTCTAATTTATTGGATGTGGTTGCATTATGAATCACCAAAGCCGTATAATCTTGAGTAACCTCATCTAACAACTGACAAAATTCCTGAAAGGTAGGAATCACCCCAGCATAATTTTCATATAAACTCCTCCTATTACGTAAATTCGATTCGCGAAGTATGAATGTTGTGTCTATATTCGTTCGAATGGCTGGTTTAATATCCAAAGAATATTGTAAAGAAAGTATAAAAAACATTTTAAAATGTCTTCCATTCATGAAAATATTTCTAAACAAAGGTCGATTAAAAATTTTGACATCTTCTGCACAATCATCCAACAACAAAACACTCCATGGATTTTTTAGATGCTTCTTTGCTATTTTTTGCCTCGTTATAAATTTTTCTATCGTATCTTCACTAAATTTATTATGAACAAAAGTAGACGGAATTATTTTGGAATAATACCCAGATGAATCTTCTGTTCCACTGACCACAAATGCGGATGGTATCTCATTTCTTTTTTCATACAATAAACTGGACACCAAAGTCGTCTTCCCACTCCCTGGTTTTCCAATAACCACTATTTTACTTCCTCCTTGGTTACTATTTTCGTAATTATTCTCATTGGGATTCAATAAATCAAGGTCAAATTCTTTAATCTTAAATTCTTTCATTTTACTTATCCAAAAATATCTCTTTATATGAATAATCTCTTACTCTTTTTTATATTTTTGGTCTCTTTCTCCACAAAATGTAAGCTGGGAACTCTTGAACAAGAGCTCCTTCTTTTTTTTCATGAACGATAAAATTCAAAATGGCTCTTTTTAAAGGAGGCTTCCACTCCGTTTCACAATAATAATCCATGATTGGTTTCTTGGAATGGTTCCCTTTACCAGTTATAAATTTAATAATGGATAAATTTGAATCTTGATACAAACGCTCCAATAAAATATTGACATCCATTATCGTCATACCATGACAATCTATTTCATACATAACTATCCTTTAAAAAAAAAAATATTATTATTTTATAATTAAGTACATAGAAGATATATGCAAGATATTACACAACAACAAATCA